TCACGGGTGCCGAGGGCGAAACGTCAATCAACACCACGAACAAGTCAGTTCACGTCCACGATGGCGCAACGGCAGGCGGGATTGAGGCGGCAAGGGCTGACCTTGTAAACGTAAGCGATGCAAGCCTAAACGCTGCGCTGACTGGCAATACTGTGCCGTCGCTCACGATCACAACCGCCGACATCAACGGCGGCACAGTCGACGGCACTGTCATCGGCGGCACAACTGCTGCGGCTGTTACTGGTACAACGATTACTGGCACGTCTTTCGCCTCGACAGGCGACATGACCTTTGGCGATAACGACAAAGCCATCTTTGGCGCTGGGTCTGACCTACAAATTTACCATGATGGTGATGATAGTTATGTTACGGATGTGGGTGGTGGCGACTTAATTATAGACAGTAATGGTAACGCAATCCGCCTAAAAAGTACAAACGGCGAAAACATGATTGTTGCTGACACAGACGGTAGTGCTAAATTGTTCTACGATGGCAATCAGAAACTATTCACCACCGCCACAGGCGTAGACATCACGGGGACTTTGACCAGCGATGGGCTGACTGTGGATGGTTCAGGAACAGCTTTAGACCTTCGGGGCAACAACAACTCCTCTTTGCAGAATAGTCTGCGATTCACGGACACAGACCCTACAGCAGCAACTAATGCTTACGTTGGTGCTATTGAATTTTTCTCAACTGATAGAGATGGAGTTGTGGCAGAAATAGCTGCGTTCAACACGGACCCATCCCCTGACTCTTATTTGGTTTTTAGGACGGCAGAGGGGGCAAGCCTTGAAGATCGCCTGAAGATTTGGAACACAGGCGACATCAGCTTCTACGAGGACACAGGCACCACGCCAAAAATGGTGTGGAAGAGTGCTGATCAACGGTTAGGGATTGACGGGGATGAAAGCGCCTCCAGCCTAGCAACGTCTGTTACAGCCAGCGTATTGGAGTTAAACGGAAGCTCTGCTGGCAGTGCGGCATCTTGGTTTGGTAGTGTTTCTGGGGGTGGGCACTACGTCCAGTCAGCTAACAGCGCAGGGACAACTAGCTACGACTTCTTAATCAACCCTTATGGCGGTAATGTTGGGATTGGCACGAGTTCGCCTGCAACGGTTCTTGACGTTGTTGGGGCAGGAAACCCGACGATTACACTAAGAGGAAGCGCTGGCGCATATACTTCCGTTCTGGAAATGAACGCAGCAGGTGGCGGCTCTTCCGTCATCAACGCTACGGGGGCATCCTCTGACAACCTGATTGTGAAGGTGACAGGCTCAGAACGTATGCGCATCGACAGCAGCGGTCATGCAATCATCCCTGCTGGTGTAACCCTTGGTACTTCGGCTGGTGTATATTCGGCGGATAATACGCTGGATGACTATGAAGAGGGTACTTGGACGCCTATTTATTATGATGCCAATGCTGAAACAGGGCTTGCAGGTGTTGTATATAATGGTCGAAGATACGGCAAGTATACAAAAATAGGCAATCTTGTCACTGTTTATTTCCAAATAATTACCGACGCAATGACCCTTACTGGTGCCTCTAGTAACGACGTGTGGCTGTCAGGCCTGCCTTTTCCTGTTGGAACTCTTTCAAATTCCGACAGCAACTCAGATTTCGGCTCTTCTGTTGAGGCAAACTCTACTTCTTTTAATGATAAACCTGTCCGAGTTGAAGCTAGTGCTGGGTTTACAGGCTTTATTCTGCGCACATCAACGGCGACATTTGAAATCAACGATATGCAAACAGGAAGCTTTGATAACAACTTACAAGGCAGCATAACTTACCCTACAAACGCATAACCACCCCTGTTGGATCACAGGGTAGTCAGGTGGCAACAACGCCACGATAAAACAGGAGGCCAACATGGCACTTACAGAAGAAACAGTACAAGACAAAATCGAGATCGTGGGTGACTACAAACACATCCAAGTGCGTACAGCCACGGTCATCAAGCGTGACGATGTAGAGATCAGCCGTAGCTTCTCACGCCATGTCGTTGCACCTAACGATGACATCACAGGCGAGAGCGCAGAGGTACAGGCTATCTGTGCTGCGGTACACACCCAGGCTGTCAAGGATGCTTACGCTGCACACCTAGCTTCACAATCAGAGGGCATGGAATAATGGCACGACTGAAAGAAGCACTGGAAGTAGAACCAGAGGCTGAGTAAACACTTTGCGCTGGGGCGGCGTGGGTTCAAAACCGTTCCGCCCCGTGCTACATTTACAAGATACAATTTGCTTAGGATCACAGACATGCCAGACGACGCGAGACTAGCACGAATTGAAGCCAAGCTCGACCAAATGGGGGAAGCTATCGTTTCGCTTGCGCGTGTCGAGGAACGGATGGTCACGCTGTTTAATCGGCTCGACGCCATAGACAAAGACCGAGCGGCGCAGGTCAAGCGGTTGCAGGTCGTCGAGGAAAAGACGGGCAACAACGGCCAGTCATTGAGGTTTGCTGAACGTATATTCTGGATAGTTGTCGCAGCGGGTGTAACTTACTATTTAAAAGGTAGCTCCTAATGATTGAAGTCCTTGCTCTAGCTGGTGCAGTCAAAGCCGTTTCTGGTGCGATTTCTGCTGCGGTTAAGGCGGGGAAAGATGCGTCGTCGCTAATGCCCGAATTTGGCAAGTTGGCTCAGCTTGACGCCGAGATAAGAATGGCCGAGTCTGGGGGCCACAAGGGCTTTCTGGGCAATCTGACGTCAAGCGAGGAAGAAGGCTTCGCCATTGCTCAAGCGAAGATGGCCCACAAGCAGGCCGTTGATGACCTGCGCAGCGTGTGCAGGCTGTATGGGCCTCCAGATATGTGGGAGACGGTATTGCGAGAACAGGCCGCAGCTAGAGTAAGGCACGCGACCGCGCTAAAGGCGCAGGCGGACAAGAGGGACAGAATATTGGGTATCATCAGCATGGTGTTCGGTGCTTTGATGTTTTTTATCCTGTCTGGCCTAATCATCTTCGGCGCATCAACGCTGGATAAATAGAGGAACCGATATGAGAAAGATCAACGAGATTATCATTCACGCATCTGCTACCAAAAAAGGCTGGTGGGCGGGTAAAGGTGTTGAAGCAATACGTGATGAGTTTCGCCGCTGGCACAAGGCCAAGAACTGGAGCGACATTGGCTACCACTTTGTCATAGACACTGACGGGGACGTAGCCAAAGGCCGTGAGGTGTCTGTTGTGGGCGCACACGTTAAGGGCAAGAATCGCGGCAGCATTGGCATCTGCCTAGTTGGCGGGTTTGGCGGCAAAAAAGACGGGGCGTTCTCTGACAACTTCACGCCAGATCAAGACACCGCTCTGCGTGACCTGATAGGCGATTTGCAGGCAAGCCACCCGACGATTGACAAAATCAGCGGCCACAACCAATACGCGAACAAAGCCTGCCCCTGTTTCAGCGTAAGCGAATGGCTCGATATAAAGCCAGTGCAGCCCAAGTCAGGCGGGTTGTTGCAGGCCATCATCGGCATTATCATTAAACTGCTCTCAGGAGGCAAAAGATGAAAACGGCACCCAACTTACCCAAGCAATCAAAGATCAACTACACGGCCCTAATAATGGCCCTTGTGGGCATCCTCGTGGGCCTAGACATCATCCCGCCAGAGATTGAGGAGCCAGTTATTCAAGTCACGCTTATCGGTGGTCCAGCATTGATTGCTGTATTCAGGACTTGGTTCACATGATGAGCCTTATAATAACGAAAGTGCTTGGCGGGGCTGGGGCAATCATGGCCCTTGTCGGTGCCTTCTTTGCAATCAAAAGCAGTGGAAAGCGTGCAGAGCGCAAAAACGCTAAGATAAAGGACTTGGAAAATGCTGAAGATATACGCCGCAGGGCTAGTAATCTTGATGAGCGGCTAAGGGAGTTTGACGACTCTGGATGGAGGGATTAACGCCCATGTCTGGCGGTATAACCCAGCACCTTCTCAGCGGCATCCCTAGAGGCGATAGCCTCTGCCATAGTCATAAAGCTGCCAAGGTGTATCCTCTTTCCGCCGTCGCCAATGGTTGCCTGCCAGCGGCGTTTAAGGGATGGGGTTGCCTCGTTATAATAAACGCCAGCCCTTCCAGACTTGTTGGTCTTTGGCGCGGCTGCGTTTCTTGCATTCTGCGTGGCGTCTACAGCACGAAGGTTTGCCAGCCTGTTGTCGTCCCGAACGCCATTGATGTGGTCAATCTGACACTCAGGCCAAGCCCCGTGAGTAACAGCCCAAGCTATGCGATGCGCACGAAAATTTCTTTGCTTTATGGTAATCTGAATATATCCATCTGGTCTGTGGCCGCCCGCTTTATTGCCCGCGTGCGCGGCATTCCAATTGTTCGCGGCCCATTCGGGTCCGTGATTGTAGTGACTAAAATCAGAAGGGCTTCGGGCATTCCATTTAAGTACACCCGTTTTGGGGCAGTACAAAACAAGGCGAGAAATCTCTATGGGTGAAAGCATGATAAACTCCGATTACGACACGCAGCATATGGCACCGAGTTCCACAGTCGGCAAGTGTGTTATTTTGGCGGCGTGCATCGCGACTTTGAGCGGATGTGTTACGTCATCAGCGTCGACCGCGACTGAGCTGGCCATCTGTGATGAGTGGCGAAAAAGCCTACCCACACGGAGCAGGGCCGACACAGTGCAGACGCAAAACGAAATTCAAGTCGCTATAGCCCAGCACGCGGTGGTTTGTTCGGACTGACCCCGGAATTAGTATGTCGTCTCTGATTGAATCAGTCATCGGTTGGTCCTTTTTTATGTTGGGCTTCTTCATATGCGTCCAGAATTAGCTCTGAAATATACTCCGAAACAGTTCTGCATCCGCAGTTCTCGGCTTCATCAAACAACCACTGCGCCTGATCGGCAGATATGGCAACCTTCATCTGCTTGACTGAACCCCAGACAAGCGGCGACTTGTTGAACACTGTGACCAGCGTCTTTTCTTTGGGCTTGCAGTCTCCACTTACACGGCCTCTGTATATGGTCATAGCTACAGTTCGCTTGTTCTGGCCAGTCATAGCCTCAATCTCTTTCGCGGCCACGCCGTCATTAAATAACTTCCAGACGGTTCTTGTCATGGGTTTTAGGTTGCGGTTATCGGTCATTCCGGTTCTACCCTTGTTCAGTTTTTGAAATGCGATTGCGAAATCACAGCCTTTAGCGCCACAACCTCTGCAACCATGCGCTGCGAAACCTTGAATTGCTCAACAGTACCATCGCGCTCATATTCAGCGTCAATAAAACCCATTGCTGCAATGGCACTCTCTAATGCGTCGATTTGGCCAAGCACCCGATTGTGAGCGCGACCATCTTCTAAAAATGCAATATATTCATCTGTCGTCATTTCGGTTGCTCCATTTTAGGTTGTGCGGTTTCTCTAGCTCATAAGCATCAGCAGCATAAGCAGCATCATAAGCAGCATAAGCAGCATCATGAGCAGCATCAGCAGCATAAGCAGCATCATAAGCTGCAGCAGCAGCAGCATGAGCAGCAGCAGCAGCATCATAAGCAGCATCATAAGCTGCCTTGAGTTCTTCTAGTTTAGTCATTTATCCTCTCCCCTCATCCATTTAATATCACGCAACAGATCGGACTTTTCCTTGGTCAGTGTTTCCAACTTATGCGTCAGCCGCCCAATCTCGCCGCGCTGTTTGACGAGCTTGCTTTTCATTTTTGAAATCAATTCTTGGTCGGTCATTCGTCACCCAGCCATTCTATACCCGCCGATGTGTGTTGCAAAACACAGGTTTTGTAAGCAAACGGTCTATCCTGTCGTTGTGGTTAATCATTTGCTTTCTCCCTAGTCAGTTTTGCCCTTACGGCGGATTGAGACGTTCGTGCCGACCAGAAAGCAGCCTGAACCGCCAATGTAGTGGCCTTCCTGTAGGATAGAATAGTCAAGATAAAGCTGACGGCCGCCTTCGCAAAGCTCCATGCTAGGGAACAGCCTGGTTGTATGCAGGCAGCCATCTACCGAATTTGGCTGGGCCACCTCCATCCCGCAGATAAGTATGTATCCAAGTATCATTTGGCTTCTCCCCCAAACGCTGCCATAATCTGCTTGGTCTGGTGCGCTTGGGCTTTAGCCTGTGCAGTCTCTAAATCACAGAAAGCCACACCACCGTATGACCAACCGAAGTCTGTTCTGTTTATTTGTATTTCTGCATCGTTTTCACTTATCGCCACGCCAATCCCCCAGCCATTAGCTGGGAAGTAGGCCCAAACCAACGGCACAACCATCGAAGGTAGGGCGGCAACGATGGCGTCGGCTGAGGAATTATGATCGACTCCATCCAGATAAACCCTGTGTTCTTTGATGATCTCTGCAATTTTATCTTTCATGTCCTCGGTCATTTTGCTTCTCCTCCAAACGCTGCCATAATATGCGCAACGTGGTGCGCTTGTGCTGCGGCTTTTGCTTCATCGGCTGTATAGTGATAACTAAAGCCGCCAGTAAATGACAGCTTCCAGCCATTCTCGTCCGCGCATCTGATCGTGTAACCAGTCGGCAATGTGTGGTAGTCGTCGTTCCATCCGTTGATTCTCGACATCGCCCACACCAACGGCACCACCATGTCAGGCAACGCTGTGATGATTTCGTCGGCCGTATACTGTGCATCTGAACTGTTCCATGGATGACCCATCTCTATCAAAATAATTTGTGCAATCTTGTCTTTCATGTCCTCGGTCATTTCGCTTCCCCTCTCATCCATTTTATGTCGCTTGCCAGATCAATCTTTTCCTTGGTTGCTGTTTCAAGACGCTGCGTCAGGCGGGCGACTTCGGTGCGCTGCTTGACTAGCTTGCTCTTCAATTTTGAAATCAATTCTTTGTCGGTCATACTTCACCCAGCCATTCTATACCTGCAATTTTTATGTCTCGCCTGACCGTAGCCTCTGACACGCCAAGTTTTCGCGCAGCTTCAGCCTTGGCCATTCCAGTGCAAGCCAGCGCCTCGACCTTTGTCCTGCGGAAAGCTGCCTGAACCTGAAAGGGCGTAGGGACTTGCGACACCGCCAGCAGCTTGACCCGCAAGACCTGCATGTCTGTCCGTATAGTTGTGACAGCGGCATTCAGGATCGAAGCAACTTCAAACACTGTCAGGTTGCCCTCTTGGGCATACGCCTTAACCTTAGCCCGTCGCCGCGCCACTTGCCTGCCCTTCATTTCTTTCACCTTGCCCTGCGCTTTGATCCACTTCAGAGGCTTAGGTATGCGGTCATTCTCGAAAGCCTCAGCCATCATAACAAAGCCCAGACGTTGCTCAGCAAACTCTGCGGGCGTTACAGGTCTAGGTAGGGTTCGAGCAGCTCCAGCAATGCTTGTTGCTCTTCGAGTTGTTGCTTCAAGTTCGGTCGGCTCCGCACATTGGGCTGGGACATCATAATCTTGTTGACCCTGATTAGTCGCTTCAGGATTATTTGAGGTTGGTCCGACATTTTTTGGTTCTCCATGATTTAGCATAATTCATATAGCTCCTCTGAGCAGTTCGGGCAGGTTTGGTTCGCGATGGCTTTGGGGTCAAACCTGTTGCTAATAGTTTCATCGCAGTGTGA